AAGCTTGTTACTGAACATAACCAGATCATGAAGGCATGGAATCAGCTGCTGATGCAGCGCGAATCCTTCAACGTTAACCAGAACACCATTTCCGCTCAGTACGGCGGCGCGCTGGAGGTTAACCAGGCTGCGCTGATCTCTAAAGACTACTGGCGTGAAGTGGACAACATCACCACCCGAGTCTTCCGTAATGACGAAGGCAACGGCCTGCTTGATGACCTGCTTGGCCTCGGTACACCGATCTCCATCGGTAAGACCGCCGCTCTTTATCGCGTCTCCAGTGATGCCGGTAAGGTTCACCGCACCCTGACCGGTCACGTTCCGGAAGAACTGGATAAAGTCATCTACGACGAAGCCGGCGACCCGATCCCGATCTTCAACACTGGCTACAGCCGCGAATGGCGTGAGTGGAACGGCATGCAGTCCGAAAATCTTGACGCAATGGCCGATGACCAGGAAGCGCACGTTGCAGCTATTCGCGCTGACATGGCTGACTACATGCTGTCTGGTGACGCGAAGGTGAAGGTTAAAGGCTATGTCGGCGCCGGTATCACCAACCACGCCAACACCAACCAGGTGGATCTGAGTGCATCCGGTCTGAATATTGACCTGACCACCTCGACTCCTGATGAATCAGTAGCATTCTTCACCGGTCCGTTCGCCAAACTGCTGGACGATAACTACGTTCAGGAGAAGGTAAAAGTGTGGGCATCCCCGGATATCATGCGCAACCTGAACCGACCGTATTCCGATGCCGCGGGCTTCAAAGAAGGCACTGTGCTGGAATACATCCTGCGCTATGGTCGCATCGAGTCCTTCAACCAGACCTTTAAGCTGACCGGTAACCACTTCATTGCGTACGTTCGCAACTCGCAGTACATCAAGACGCGCATCGCCGCGCCGGTGGGTACCTTCATGATCCCGCGACAGAATCCGTTCGATAACTACAACACTCTGGTCTGGAGTGCAGTTGGTCTGCAGATTAAGCGTGATTTCAATGGTCGCTCTAAAGTCTTCAACGCACAGGATTAAGGGGCTTCGGCCCCTTTTCTTCGGGAGAAAGCATGAAAACGTTAAAGGTCGAGAAAACCGGCTGCTGGGGCATGATTGATGGCGTCTTCCAGCAACTTCCTGTTGGCCACGAATTCGTCGCGGCGGACATTCCCGCAGCCTTTGCTGGGCGCGTGTCGGTAGTGGGAGAAGTGGAAGATAAAAAGCTGGAAGTAGCCACCCCAAGCGACAATGCTGCAGAGCAGGAAGAATCTGCCAGCAAATCGAAGAAGGCGAAATAACCATGGCTGACCCAATCACAGCGGCAGACGTGCAGGCGTTCCTCGGTGAGTTGGGTTACGCCATTCCCGCCTCGCTGCTCGATCCGATTCTCTGCGTGGTGAACAAAATTATCCCGTGCCTCGATGGTGCGGGATACGACGAATGCACGGCAAAGCTCATCCTGATGTATGCCGCTGCGCTCATGGCGACGTCTTCCGGTGCCCGGCGAATAAAATCGCAAGGGGCGCCATCAGGAGCGTCGCGCTCGTTCGACTACGGCGAAGACGGGATTACCTGGCTGCGTGACTCGCTGGCCCGGCTTGATACCAGCGGCTGCACCAGTGAGTTGCCTATAAGTGCCGGTAACAGCGTGGGGCTCTTTCTCGTTGTTGGTGGTTGCTGATGGCCTGGATTTCAGTTCAGCAACGGCTGCCGCGGACGTTTACCCGGGTGTGGGTGATGACCGATACCGGCCAGCAAACGACAGCGTACGTGAAAAGCGACGGTGAGTGGTTCATCAACTGCGACCGCATACGCGCCACAGGCGCTGTTGTGCTGCGATGGAGGGATGACTGATGTCTTCGGTTGCTAATTGGTCATACACCGCTACAGCGACAATCTGGCGGAATCTCGGCAACGATGAATATGGCGATTCGCTAGGATTCTCGCCTCCTGAGTCGATTCTCTGTGATTACGAGGGCGGCTTGTCAAAGCGCATCGGCAATCTTGGCTCTGAAATCGTCGTGAAGAATACAGTCTGGACTGAGTTCGCGCTGGCTGCCGCCGGTGATTACCTGCTGATTGGCGTTTCGACTGAAGCTGACCCGATTGTGGCCGGTGCCGACGAGGTGCGGCAGGTTATCCGCTACGCCGATACGTTCGAACGCCTTGCGGATGATTACGCAATTCTGACGGGAGTCTGAGTATGGGCGTTAAAGTTCGCGGTGTGCGTGAGGCAAAAGCCAATCTTAACCGCATCATCGACAATATTCAGGGGCGCAAGGTTGTCCGTGCCATTCAGTCGGCGCTGATTTTAGGTAGCAGCAGGGCAGCGTATTACACGCCGATCGACTCATCTACACTCCTGAATAGTCAGTTCCGGGAAATTAACGTGAATGGCACAAGAGTTACTGGAAGAGTTGGTTACTCTGCCAATTACGCTGCTTATGTGCACGATATGCCTGGCAAGTTAAAAGGGCAGCCACGTGCTCACTTTGGGAAAACGAGAGAAGGCACCGAATTTGGAGGAGGGACAGGCAAAGGTAACTACTGGGACCCGCATGGCGAGCCTCAATTCCTTAAGAAGGGATTCGATGAAGAGCGTGATGCGATTACTGCGGTAATCAAAAAGGAGCTATCCCTGTGAACCCTCCGATGCATAAGCGTGTTCGAAACTTCCTCGTTGATGCCGGCTTAACTGCCGGATATACCGTTCAGTCGCTGACATGGACCGATACCGGGAAATTGACGGAGAGATTCATCGTATTCCGGCCCAACGGCGGTACGGCAGTAGATCGTGATATGGCTGCTGATTATTACGTCCTGGTGGATGTCATAACTGGTAAGTCTGCTGGCGACTACGCGAAATCAGAGACCGATGTGCAGGCCATCATCGACTACGTCAAGCAGAATCCTATGACGAATACCTGCATCGGACAGATATCTAACCTTGGCGGAACCCCATCACCGGTAATGACTGCAGAAGGGCGCATGGTGTGGCGCTTGCAGTTCGCCTGCCTCTTTGGCGGGTAACACCAAATCAAATCACACAAGGTCGCCTGGAGCGGCCTTTTTTATTATCTGAAGTGAGGTAAGCAACGATGCAAGGCTGCTCCAATAACGAACAACTTATCGGTCGCGCGAAGACACTGGAACTGGCTTACGGCTGTTCTGACCAGATGCCGGCAGAAGGCGACTGGAAACTCATGGGTCTGCCGACTTCTGCAACGTGGGATATGAGCCCGGAGGCGCTGACGTCTGATGCAGACAATGGCGGTTTCAGTTCTAACCTGATTGCCAGCCTGGACCAGACCTATTCCATTGAGGGAGAGGTGCGCGTACAGGACCGTACTGATGAATTCGGCATTCAGCAGTTCGTGAAGTATATCGCCGATGAAGTCCGAGCCCGACGCCAGCCTGCGGTCTGGATGCGCTTCCATTGGGGCGATTTCTACCACATTGGCTACATGGTCCCGACAGGAGCCAGTGATGGCGGTGGTGTAAAGGAAATCGTGACATACAGCTTTGAGTTCAAACTGGCTGACGGTAATACCTTCCAGATCACCGAAGCCGATGATGGCATTCCGGTAACAGGCGTAACAGTCGCTCCGACTACCAGCACTGTAGCGGCAGGTTCAAGTACCACGTTTACTGTCAATGTAGCTCCGGATGATGCTGACAATAAACTGTTCACTGTCACTTCCTCTGTGCCGTCTCGCGCGACCGTGGCCTTCACCGGCAATACCGTAACTGTCTCCGCACCGTCTGGTGCAACGGCCGGCACTGCGGTAATTACCGTGAAGACCGTGGATGGCGAGTTCACAGCCACTCACACAGTAACCGTCACCGTGTAAGCAAAACAAAGGGTAGGAATCCTGCCCTTGATTTTGTTTATGGGGGAAAGATGACACCAGTTAAAGAGTTTGGCGAATGCCTGATTACTGCCGGAGACAGGGATTATTTTTTCCGCCCGTCACTGCTGGCCATGTCGAGAATTGGCGAACCTGCTGAAATTGTTCAGACGTTCTACGACCTCTGCAATGACGAAGTGACCCCGCTGTTAAGGCGAGCTGCTGAATCCTACATCCACAATGAGTACGACCGGCTGCCTGATTGCGTGTTGCAGTATATTCAGAGCGGTCTATTGAGCCGCAAGTCGATTATGGCTGCCCATACGGTATTGACAGCCTGCTGTGCTGACGATATCGGCGAGTTGATAGGATGGATGAAGCCAGGTAAAGGCAGAAAGCGCAGTTTCGTATGGCGGCAGGGAAGCATGCCGCCGCATAACATGGTCATAGTCGCCCAAAGCCTGATGATGCACGGCATTATCGGCAAGGCAAAAGTGAGGAAGCTCCAGCGGCACGAATCCAGCGATACCACATCTGAATTCCGGGCATCAGATTACATCATCGCAGCACGTAACCACTTCGGTATCAGCAAGGAAGAGGCCGGCCAACTGACGATGACTGAGTTTCAGCTAATGCTCATCGCTAAATACCCTGAGCAGAAAGGTTACACCCGCGAAGAGTACGATCACGCAGCTGATGACTACTTTGCACGGCGCAAGCGCCGGCAGGCTAAATCCAACCAATAAACCAGCCTCGGCATAGTCCGGGGCTTTTTTATATCCGCCTGATGGTGATCGGCTAATGCCGACTCACTTCTGACGCGCCTCGCACGCGCACTTTACACAGAACCTTTCAGGATGACCCTTGAGGATGCCGGCGGCTGTCGGTGCCTTCTGTGGGCCGGTTTCCTGTGCGACAAGGTTCATCACTAAAAGGTAGACCGACATGAAATATCCAACAGTAATTAATGGGTTAGACTTCCGCGATCTGATTTTTGTGGCCGATAACGA